GAGCCCCGACCTGAGCCCTGACCTGAGCCCCGACCTGAGCCCTGACCTGAGCCCAGACCTGAGCCCCGACCTGATCCACGACCTGATCCCTGACCTGAGCCCCGACCTGAGCCCTGACCTGATCCCCGACCTGATCCACGACCTGATCCCAGACCTGATCCCTGACCTGAGCCCCGACCTGAGCCACGACCTGATCCCAGACCTGATCCCTGACCTGATCCACGACCTGAGCCCAGACCTGATCCCTGACCTGATCCACGACCTGAGCCCTGACCTGAGCCCCGACCTGAGCCCTGACCTGATCCACGACCTGAGCCCCGACCTGATCCACGACCTGATCCCTGACCTGAGCCCCGACCTGAGCCCTGACCTGAGCCCCGACCTGAGCCCTGACCTGAGCCCAGACCTGAGCCCCGACCTGAGCCACGACCTGATCCCTGACCTGATCCCCGACCTGAGCCCTGACCTGAGCCCAGACCTGAGCCCCGACCTGAGCCACGACCTGAGATTTAAAAACTGTTTTTAAAATAAGCCATGCATAAGCACCGCCGATGGTGGCGGCATACGGACTGCCAACCCGTAAAATGACCATCGGTTTTTTATTCCCGATGAGAGCGTACCCCTTTAGAGCAGCAGCCTCAGCCGCTTCAAAATTGGCCGGCTCAGTGGACAATCCGATGTCGATCCATTTCTGAGACCACTCGCCGAATCTCGCCGATTGCTCCGGCGTCAGGCTATCAATCCTGGACATTTCGGAGCTCCTGCGGCGTGTATTCCGACTGAATTACGACTTGGTATTTTCCGGCCGGAATCGTGACTGTGGAATGCTCCTCATGTGTGAGAGCTACAGTCTCCATGACCTGCAAAAACCGCTCGGCCCCTGCTGACCACAATTTAGCGTGAGCAATATCCTTGATCCGATGAGCATGGCCAGTGACCTCGCCGTGGGCAAGAATAATATCGCCTGTTTCTGCCGACTGCTCGCCTTTTATTTCGGCGGTTTCAACAATCATCACATCGCCTTGCCGGTAAATCTTTTTCATGGTGGTTCCTTTCGGGTTAAAAAACTGAATCAGTCGTGAATAAAAAAGGTTAAAAAGAGTAACGCGGCGACGATAAAATGACCGCTTGCTATCGCCCAGATGAAAATTCCGATCAGGATCATGGTCAGGCCACAAGCCAGAGGAATAGCAGGCAGGCACCGACGAGTAGAGCCGCGTCGAGTATGTATGCCCATTCGTTTTCTGGTTTCATTATTTCACCTCTTTCGAATATGGATGACAAGGCGCGGATGCATGGAAAAGTCCACATTTTCGACATTGGACCTCCCAGAACATATCACCGGCCTCTTTTGCTTGGCGGCGAGCATCCTGGGCGGCGAGCATCCTGGGCGGCGAGCTGGGCATAGTGCAGCTTGGTACTACGAACAGCATTGGCCGTTGATGTAGTGGTCATGCCGACACCTCGTCGTACATTTGCTCGAGGATTCTGACCCGTATATTGTCCAGATCGAACTCCGACGATGTGCGATAGACAGCATCCGGGAATTCAAAGCCGTCATCAACAAGGCCAATCAGATAATCAAGGGCGTCTAACATTTTGTTTCTCCTATCGCGTTGCACTTTAGGCGGTCTTGGTTCGGCGACCGTTTGCCGTTACTGCATGACTGAATGATAGAGACGTAATGGTCTAGTGTCAATACTATCTCTTGGTCAAAAGTGCACGATCTACAGGGTAAGAGTGCACAGGATTTCCGCTATGTTCGTTACCGGGTTGACAAAGTGCCTGACACTTTGGGGTGGCTCATCAAATGAGCCAGTCAACTGAATAATGATAAATAAATCGGACAATAAATAAACGTTTGTTTATCGTGAGCAACGGCGCGTCTTTCAGGACATTATCAATCAGTCGATTAATTAATCATCAGCCGCAAACCCGCATGGCTACGTTGTCAAGGGGGTTAAACAAACGTTTTTTCTCGATCAGACCCGCGCCGTTATCATGGTCATACCAGTTCGAGGACCAGTTCGAGGACCAGTTCGATAAATCCGGGTGTAGTCTCCTCTAACTTCGCCTCTTCGCTGTCGCTGCATCGGCTCTACAAGAAACCTGCTGCGCGGTTTCAGCCAAACTGCCTTCAGCCGTGCGCCACAGGCAAAGTCAAAGTCAAAGACAAGTAAGCCAGCCTTTAGAACTTAAGACTAAAAAAAATACAGTTGCGCTTCAGCGCATACCAACCTGCCTCGAAATCAGCTCAGAATGTAACTCGAGCCTGCGGCGAGCACCACCTCAATCAGCACGCGATTCTAGCCTTTGACCTACAGACTCGCCTTTCAGTCAGTCTAGCAAACAAGCATTAGCATCTTCTAATATGCCAACTCATCAGCAAATAAGCGAATTCTTATATATGGAAACGCTAATATAAGGAATCGCCCACAGAGTGGGTTATAAGCTGACGATTCTTCATAACCTGAGGCTATCAAGGCGGTCAGCAGGAAGGCATCGATGAAGCGGAATCGATGGTGGTAGAGCTGGTCGAATCGTGGTAACTTTTGTGGTAACTGAAAACAGACGGCAAGGCGATATACTTTCAAATCAATAAGTTACATGGTCAGTTCGAATCCTTTGTAATCATCCTAACTGAGGATTCTGGCCTGGTGATCGTCCCTGCTGGCTGCGTCGCGACTCGAAATTTCTCCCACCCGTTGGGCCGCAGCGCGTCAGATTCAGGGTCCGTCCCCTGCGTTTCACCCCAGAAAATCCCAAGGCATTTTACGGTAGTACATTGTCGTAGATGCTGAGTTGGTAAGGCGGGTACCGTTATTTTTGAAGATGCTGCTTAGATACTTTACAGAAGCGCTTGCAATTAGTCTAGAGATATGTAGAATGGAATTGTTGTGATGTACCTTGATGAATTGATGTTTAACCTTTGATGAGGGGTGATGAGATGGCGAAGCGGATTTATGTTGTGGAAGGTGTTGAGGGTTCTGGCGTGCCGGTGTTGAAGCTGGTGAATGCGGGGAATATTTCGCAGGCGATTCGGCATGTTGCGTCGAAGACGATGTCGGCGCGTGTTGCGAGTCAAGGGGATCTGGTTAAGTTGCTGGCGACTTGCCAGGTCGAAGAGGTATCTGCTGACGAATTAAAGGAGTAGGTCATGAATGTTCAACCGATGGTGAATGTTGATTCGAAGCATGGCCGGGCGGTTCGTTCGCGGAAGGACTCGGAAGGCCAGGAGGCGGTTATCAAGATGAAGGAACTGAGGGACAAGCTTGATCATCTGGTGTCGCTGTTCAATGCTGCGGCGGATGCCTCTACGGCTTACGGAGAGGCGGTGAAGGCTATCTCCGAGAAGGCGGGTCTGCAGGCGTCGGTAGTTCGCAAGTTTGTTTCCGCGAAGGTGTCCGAGAAGTTCGAGGACAAGAAGCGGGACTGCGAGCAGTTGTCGCTGTGCTTCGATGAGATCGGCGGCTGATGTTTGCGCGGTCGCATTTGGTTTATCACTTACCTTTGAATGGGGCTGAAATGGTTGAGGAATTGCCGGAAGTGTTGTACCCGCAGAATGTTATCGAGGCGTTTGGTGTGGGGGCGGTGCTGGACTTGAGGGTGCGTCTGGCGGCTGACTTTCTGAAGACGAGTCCAATGTTTTCGCGCGCTGCGGATTCTGTTGAGCCACAACAGGTGGCGGAATACGCGCTTGATCTTGCCGACGAGCTCCTGAAGCGGGGTGCGGAACGTGGCTGGGTTTCCCCGATGCCTGACGATACTCGCGTCGATGATCAGTTCCGTGCGCATATCAGCCGTGCATCGCAGATGGGTGCGCTTCAGCAGATCGAGGGGCAGCGTGCGCTTCAGGAAGAAGCTGGCCGGGTTGCGGTTCCTGGCGGCCGGGTTCTCAATCAGCACTAGGGGAACGCGATGAAGCTGAAATTGGGCAGACCGGACTACGCGTACAAGCATCAGGGTGCTGGCGATGTCAATCTGTGCATTCGAGGTCGCAACGGCAAGGATATCGCCTTGACGACAATCGACATGCCCTTGATGCGGACGAAGCGGGAATCGCAAGACAATCTGCGCGGCATCCCGGCGTTCGTGTCCTACGACAAGGAAAAGAGCCGGCTGTGGTTTCATCCGGCTCCCCAGGCTGAGTACGAGATTGACCAAAGCCGGGAGCTTGCCGGCGGCTCGTAGTCGATGTCGATTCACTTCGAGCGCCGAACGCCGGTTGTTTTGGGACTGAAGATAACGGACGAGGATCACGCTTACGTGCGGTCTTTGTCCGTTGTCGGCATTCCAACTCTGGAAATCTGCGTGCGACTTGGTGCTCGGTTTGAGCTTGGCAAGCCGATGTCGAAGCTCACGATGTACCACCACTTCCGGGCCGATCTCGTCAAACGGCCGTGCGGCCGCCGGCCAAAAGAGAAAATCGTTCGGCCGGCGAACAATGACAGTCTCAAAGACGAAATGCGCAAGATGCTGATGGAGGTCGACAGCCGTGACAAAGCCAACCGGAAAACCTAAGGGACGGCCTAAGGCCGTTGCTACGTTTGCGCCGCCCGAGGAATCGAAATGGCTTGAACTGTTCCTTGAGTTCATCGGGCATCTGACGGTCGATTCGAAGGAGAGCGGCGTCGGGCCGCTGGTGCTGTACGGATCTCAGCGCCGCTTCCTCGCCGAGATGATCGACGGCCTGAACCGCGACATTCACATGTTCGTCAATCTCAAGGCGATGCAGCTCGGGATTTCAACCATCTCCCTGGCCGTCGATCTGTTCTGGCTGGCGGTGCATCCCGGCATGCAGGGCGTCCTGGTGACGGATACCGAGGGCAACAAAGAAAAGTTCCGCATCATCCTTAAGCGGTTCATTGCTTCCCTGCCGGCGTCCTACCGGATCCAGCTGGCCAAGGGCGGCGACAACCGCAATCACATGGTGTTCGAGAACGGCAGCGTTCTTGACTTCCTCACGGCGGGAACGCGCCGGTCAGCTACCGAGGTAGGCCGATCGCGCGCCTACAACTTCGCGCACTGCACCGAGGTGGCCAACTATGGCGCCATTGAGGGCATCGTATCCCTGATAGACCGGCTGGCCGAGAAGCACCCGCACCGGCTCTACATCTTCGAAAGCACGGCCAAGGGCTTCAATCTCTTCTGGCAACTGTGGGAGAAGGCCAAAGTAGATCCGGTCACCCAGAAGGCCTTCTTCATCGGCTGGTGGGCGAAGGAAGATTACTCGGTCGAGGAAGATTCCCCACTCTTCAAGCGGTATTGGGACGGCACCCTGGACGAAGAGGAACAGCTCAAGGTCAACCTGGTCTACGAGAAATACGGCGTGCGGATCACCCCCGGCCAGCTCGCATGGTATCGATGGAAGTCTGACCAGAGCTCAGAGTCATCGCTCATGGATCAGAACTTTCCGTGGGATGAAGACGACGCCTTCTTGCAGACCGGCCAGCAGTTCTTCCCGACGAAGAAGATGGTTCAGCTGGTACGCCAGCTCTCCGACAACCCACCGCCGATGCGCGGCTACGCCTACGAGTTCGGCGAGGTCTTCATGGGAACGAAGATCCAGCCGGTGCGAACCGCCGACGAGGCCCAGCTCAAGATTTACGAGCAGCCATCTGAAATCGGGCAGTACGTCATGGGGATTGACCCGGCGTACGGGCGCAGTGAGAATCAGGATAGATCGGTAATTCAGGTCTTCCGCTGCTACGCGGACAGGCTGGTGCAGGTGGCAGAGTTCGCGTCCGCATCGCCTGAGAGTTACCAGGTGGCCTGGCCGCTCGCGCACCTGGCCGGCATCTACAAGAACGTCATCATGATCCTGGAAGTGTCCGGACCAGGCGAGGCGACGTTCCTCGAGCTGAAGCACCTTCGGCAGCTCTTCGATGCCGGCATGATGCCCCAGCCGGCCGGCGGCGGCATTGATGACCTGTTCGGCGCGGCCCGCTTCTACATGTACCACCGTTCGGACTCGCCGGGGCCAGGCTATGCCTACAACTGGAAGACGACCGGCGAAAACAAGATGGCGATCCTGAACCAACTTCGGGATTCCCTGACGCTTGGAATGGTCGAAATTCGGTCTATCCAGTGCGCAATCGAGCTTCAGTCGATGGTGCAGGATGGGTTTGTCATCGAGCCGGCCATCTCTTCCGGGAAGGATGATCGAGTCATGGGTTCGGCCTTCGCCCACCGCGCCTGGACAGATTGGGTGCGTGGCCAGATGATCGACGCAAACGATACTTGGGAGCGCGTGACGGAGCGAGAAGCCGTCATGGCAGAGGGATCTACCGAAACGATGGTCTCGCACATCGTGTCGGCTTTCTTCCAAGGAAAGGTTGATGAGCGCGATGATGCAGAGATTGAATCCATGTGGAATAATTGACTTGAGCACCAAATAAGGGGAGACTTTTGCTATGCCTATCATGCGCGAATACGAGTGCGGAGATTGTGGGACGAGGTTTGAAAAGCTCCACATGCACGCCGACGAGCCAGCCCCGGAATGCCCCGGATGTCAGGCGCTGGCCGCTCGAAATGTTCCGTCAGCCTTCACTATCGGCGGCAGCACCAAGAGTCAGGCCATCGATATGACCTACAAAATGATCGAGCAGGATCACGGCATGACGAACCTGAAGGACAATCTGCGCGAGGGCGATACTGCGGCCCCATCGCTGTCGCCGCATCTTCAGAAGGCTGTGGATAACTACTGGAAGCCTTCGGGAGATGTCATGCAGGCTGCCAAACAGGGTGCAAAGCTGTCGGCGTCCGAAGGATCCAACCCCTTGATGATTGCCCAGCGCATGGCGAAAGATCGAGGCCCAGGGCCAGCCGTCCGCTGCAGTCCCGTTGCGAGCGTCAGATAATGCGAGTTCCAGACAACGAAAAAGACTTGCTGGACTTTTCCCGAGACCTGATAGAGCAATGCACTCATTCCCAATCGTCAAGGGCGCAAGATGCCGCAATCAATCTGTCATACTATGAAAAAGGATCGGCTACCGGGGAATCCCTCTACAACCGAACCGGGGTGCACATCGACCGCACCGCCAGCTATCTCTACGCGCCGGGAGAAGTCCGGTATTCCATCGCCTTTGATGCCACCGATGGTGACCCCTGGTTGTCTCGCGCCGCCGTCGCGTCGAAATATCTTTCCCGAGAATACCGCCGCTCTGATGCCGATATCCGATTCTCTCAAGGCGTGAAGAATGCCCTGATCAAGGGCTGTACTATTCTCAAGCATAACTGGCTGCTTTCTGAGTCTCTTGATGCTCATCTGATTCACCCTGAGTTCTTCGGCGTCGAGCGCGAAGACCTTGACCGGCTGGAAGATCAGCAGGCCATTGTCCATACGACCTACCTCACCAAGAACCAGATTCGGCAACGAGTACAGGGTCAGCCAGGGGAAGCTGATATCCTCAAGCAGATGCTGCGGCTCGGCGGCGTCGAAGAGGATAACCAGCGAAGAAACTGGCTTCATCAAGTAGTCATCGGCGGTACGACGCCGGTTCAGGTAGGCACGGCCGGTCCCGGCAGAGATCAGGTCTCTATGACGCCATCCTCGCGCACAGACTTCCATCCTGACATGATGGCGAACCTGTTGCGCATGGACGAGCTGTGGGTTCTCAATGACGAGCGTGACGACTACACGACCATTCAACTGATCGAGGGTGAAGCTCTTCTCGAAGGGAAGTACCGGCACAGAAATCTATCTGGCGTGAAGGGGATGCTTCCATTCTCCAAGATATGCGCGGATAGTGTCTCTGGCTACTTCTGGGGACGTTCTGAGGTAGGCAGAGTGATGATGCTGCAGGACCTTCTGACAGAGCGCATGGAGGACATACAGAGGCTTCTTCGCCTTCAGATAAAGCAGCCGAAAGCCTTCATTGGGTTTTCCGGTCTCACCAGCCAGAAGATGCGCGCCGCGCTGGCGCCAGGCGGATTCATTCAGGAGCAAAGCCCAGGCGCTACTATCCAGAATCTAGGCCCGACCATCCCCGACGAGATCTTCAAAGAAGTTCAGATGCTGTCGATGATGTTCGATGAGATCGGCGGATTCAAGCCTATCCTTCAGGGTCAAGGGGAGCCGGGTGTCCGCGCGAATGCCCATGCGCAAACCCTGATGAAAACAGCCAGCCCGAACTTGCGCGAGAGATCGCTATGCGTCGAGCGAAACGCCGAGGATTCCGCCCATATCACCTTCAAACTCATGCAGGAGAAGGACGCCCGGGTGTTCATGACGGGCGAAAAAGAGCAGTTCTTGCTCAAGCAGATGCCTGATGACTACTATATCGAGGTCGATTCTCACTCTGCCTCGCCGGCCTTCTCCGACGACGCCCGAGAGATCGCCTTCGCCTTGAAGAAAATGGGCGCGATTGACGAAGAAGGTCTGATCCGCATGACTCACCCGCCAATGGAGGACATGCTCCTGGCTAACCTCAAGAAGAGGCAGGAGGCCCGCGCCAAGATGATCAAGGAACACCCTGAACTGATGCAGCAAGGAAAGAAAAAAGCTTAATCGCAAGCCCCAGCTGCGACCTTGGCCCGCCGATGCGCGGGCTTTTTTTCGTCAATAGTGCCGTAAATTGTCACATCAGTGCACTCTTGACATATAAAAAAAAGAGGCGTAGCTTGCATTCCGCGATGTGAGATATCGCTCTCGTCGCAAAACGAGTCTTGCTGATCTCGAAAAAATTGGCACCCTCATCAAGGAGTAGCATCATGGCAAAACGCGGCCGTAAGTCCAAGCGCAGTCACAAGCGCTAAGCACATGATCCCAGGTCAAGCACCGGGCGGAATGCCCGGACAACAACCAGGGATGATGACGCCTACCCCGGCGGCATCCCCGAGTGCCAATCTTGGCGCCCAGGCCCATGCCGCCGGACAGATCAAGCAGGCGCTGATCATGCTCGAAACCGCACTCCCGCACCTGGATTTGCATTCTCCGTTGCATGCCGCGGTGCGCTCGTCAATCAACGGACTAGCGAAGCATTTGCCATCTGGTGGTGAAACCGGAGCGGCTCTCCAAGATTCGATGCTGCGCGATCTCGCGCTCAGAAAACAGCAAATGTCGCCCATGATCGCTGCGATGCAAGCGAAACAGGGCGGCGGACAGCCGGGTATGCCCGGCGCAGGCGCACCAACTCCCGGCATGCCGCCGGCACCACCCCCAGGAGAATGATCATGGCAAACTTAAACAAGCAAAATACCGCATGGCCGCAGTGTGACCACAATTCTTTGATCGAGAAAGACCCAATGATCGTCAAAGTCCCGATGGACAATGTTGATTGGGGTTCGCGCAAAGGAACGATGAACAAGGCCCGCAACGGCGAGTCCGGTGGCAACGGCCGCATGGGCATCGTCCATGTCGGCGGGAAGAAATAATCATGGCAGTCGTCTCGGATGCCGAACTGGCGGAACTCAACCAGGCGCACGCCCTCCTGAAGTCGCTCTATGCTGATTCGAAGGTTGGTACGCAGTTCAAGAAGCTGGTTAAGGAAAAGTACCCGAACGCCTCGATTCCTGACTTGGAAGTGATGAGCCAGGTTGAGACGCACAACTCGGCGCTGTCCAAAAAGATCGATGATTTCCTAGCAGCCCAGGCGAAGAAGGAAGAGGATTCCCAGGTTGGCGTTTTCTCTGATCGCGTGGCACGTGTCGCCAAGGAACGCGGCTTCACCAAGGAAGGTACCGAGCAGTTGCTGACCCTGATGAAGGAACGCGGCATCCATGATCCAGAGGACGCGGCGATCATCTTCGAGACGACCCGCCCGAAAGACATCACGCCGAAGAGTTATTCGTCGCGGATGAACTTCGTCTCTTCGAACGGCGACGACGATGCGGACTTCAAAAAGCTCATGTCCGATCCAGAGCAATACATGGTCGACGGCATGATGGCCGCGATTGACGCTGACAACCAGCACTAAGAAAGGGTAGATCGTGGCAATAACTAATATGGGTATGGTGCCGGGCGGCGCGGTGGGCAATGAACTCGTAGCGGCAACGCGCCGCTCGGTCATTCCTGCACTGTTCGTGCAGATTTACAAGGCCACTCCGACGCTGAATTTGTTGTTCGGCACGGCGCAGAAGGCAAAGGGCGGCATGTCTCAGGTGACAGTGCCGGTGCAAGGTTCGTCCTTCGTGAATTTCGCCTGGACGGACTACTCGGGCGGCTTCCCCCAGCCGGCGATTCAGCCCGGCATGCAGAATGCCGAGTTCGATCTGGCCGTTGGCGTGGTGCCGATCTCCTTCATGGGGATGGAAGCACTGATCCAATCGTCCGAAGCCATTATCCCGCTGATGAAAGCCCGGATGGCAGATGCCAAGACCGTTGCCGTGCAGGCCATCTCGACGGCCCTGTTTGCCAACAATTCAGCGTTGCCGAACGGTTCCCAGGTCATCAACGGCCTGCCGCAGTCCTACGACGACGGCACCAACGTCAATGTCTACGGCGGCATTCCCCGGTCGACAAACTCGTTCTGGAAGTCGACTCTGGTCACCGCAGCTGGCGCAGTCAATACCCGCTCGGCGATGCTCTCGTACCTCGTTCAATGCACCGCGCTGAACGGAGGTGAGGCTCCTGACTTCTGCGTGATGAGCCCGTCCGATTGGACTACCCTCATGCAGGACTTCCTGGC